GTCCTTAGCTTTGGCACTGCCATCTGAATTTTCGTATGTAATAAAAATCTCGGCTGTACTCAAGTCAAACTGCTTAGCTGGCCATCGCGGAAACCGAAAAGTTAAGCTTCTTGCGTTCGAGTCGCCCACAACCCCAAGCACGCGCAAACGCGCTGGCACGCTGAGCTGTGTACTCGTTCGCAAAGTAATAAAATTATCTTCCATATTATTTAGTCCTTAATAATTGGCATCAAAGCAAGAATAGAACGGACATTCACTTTTTCAAAAGCGGAAGTCAGCTCTTCACGTGTAAACGTGCCGACATCAATTTCCGCCGGAAGAGACATGAGTTTTTCCCATTCTTTTGAGTCTGGGTTGCCATTTTCGTCTTTCGGAATCGTTTGCGCGGCCATACGGATAGCACTGCGTTTAGCATCCAGTTTTGTAATTACATCCGCTAAGCGGAAGGCAACACTGACCTCAATGTCTTTGTCTAAAAGGGTTTCGCAAGCTGAGTACACATTCAATACATCAAGGTTTTTCATTTTCGTCATCCTCTTTTCCAGTTTTATCAGATGGTGGTATTTCTACTTTTGGGATAATAATTTCCATTTTTTATGCTCCATTTTATTCAGATCCAACGCAGACAAGTCCGCGAACGACTTTGACTCTTTGGTATGTATTAAAATTGACGTCCAAAGGAAGGTATACGCTCGCTCCTTGCGAGACAGTCATCGGATACCCTATGGTTATTTTCTTTTCTGCGGTCGTGGTTGCCCCTTCATTCACGATTCTAAAGTGCGGATTGATTATATATTTGTTATGCATATGCACATCAGCTCCAACGTGCAAGGTAGAGTAAAGATAGAAAGCGTCTTTCGTTAACCCATTTACGACATCCGCAGTGTCAGACTCAAAGCCTGAAATCACGCTTGTATCTGTTACGTTTGAATATAAAAATTTAGTCATCAGTTGGTCTTGGCTTGAATCGTAAGCGCCTATGACAAGACCCGTTGCTCCGCTGTTTACATTTAAGCTCAAAATTCGATGCGCCGTATCTACGTAATAGCCAGAGCCGATGCTTCCGGTAACGTTTCCGCTGTAATAAAAATAATTTCCGCTGGAGCTGAGCGAGCTGATTAGCTTACTATCGCTCCCGTAAATGTTTAAATTTGCGTCCTCAAATTGAATGTATTTCGAAAGTTTATTCCAGCTAATTCGCACACTGCTTGAGTTCTGCTCAATCAGCGTTCCGAAGTCTGCACTAGCCACTTTTAGGTCAATGCTTTTTGCGTTTTGAGAAATGCTGCTTTCAGCGGTGGTCATGCGTCCAGCTAAATCATTATACGTTTCGGTTTTGACATAGCTTGATAAACTGCTTGCTGTCTGCTCAATTTTCGATGTATTTTCCGACACCGTTTTTCCTAGCGAATCGAAGTCCTTTTGCGAAACCTTAGCGCTGATTTGGTCAGACTGCACTTTTAACTGAGCTTCGCATTCTGCCAGTCGGCTCAATGTCGCTTTCCCTGCACATGTGAGACCATAGTCATAGTTAAAGTTGTCCGCCAGTACAACCCGAATTTTAACCCACAAATATTTGGTTAAATCTGTAGCCGGTCTAGTTGTCTGCCATTCCGCATCTGAATCCGGTTCATCTGTGGCCGAATCGGTAACGGTGTACATCGTATAAACAGACTGCACTTTATAAGAGCCTATCGGAGCGTCCGAAACGTTTTTCCAGGTGGAGAGACTTTTGTCCTGGCCATTTTTAAGTATTACTTTGCCTTGGACATATAGATAAGGAGTGCCGCTCGTTGTCGTTGCACTCGCTGACTGCCCTGCTGCACTTCCTGCCAATGGATTTGTTGGAGCCGCTAAAAGATAAAAATCTGATGCAGTATCGATATCCCAGTCTGTGTCTGCGTACAGTGCAGATACATCAGCAGTGATACCGTTAATGTTCATTGTCAAGTATGTTCTGAGCTCACTGATTTTTTGATTATCTGTGGTTTGGATGGCCTCAATCTGCGTGTTGAGATCTGTAACAGTTTGGTCGATTTCCGATTTTAAATAATAATTTAGCAAGCTGTCATCCACATAGGTATTGGCAGTAGCAGTGATAACAGATTTGAGGCTATCGTTATCAACCGAAAAAAGTGAATCCACTTGGACTGCCGTGTAGTAGTCCTTCAGATAATCATCAGCTACCGACTTGAGAATCGAATCAGACAAGGTTGTCTCAAACTCTTTTCGGCTTTCCGCGCTAATCTGCTCAGTTGTGATAGTCCCTGCAGCAATATACTGACCTAAAATCAGGCCGTCTTCCGTGGTAGCAACTTTGAAAGGGCCATTATATCCAGTGCCGGAGTATGCCCATCCGTAGATGTTAAAGCGCCATATTTTGACAGCTGTTTCTTTGTCGGTGGTGTCCATGATCAAGATTTCGCCGTTTTCTTCATCCCAGATGATGTGGCCATTCTTTCCATCAAGGTTCAAAAGCGTGTTCACGTAGTCCTGCGCTTTTTGGTATGAGTTGCTTGCGACTTCCGTTTTGAGCGTATCCAAGGAGTTTTCAAATTTCTTTGTCTCGCTCGTTTTGGTGCCGGTGTAAGTCTTTGCATTTCCGCCAAGTGTCAGCGTATTTTGTTCAGGATCCATGAGATAGACAGTCATCGCGGTCACTGGATACTCGTAAGCTTGGCCATCAATTGTAGTGATGCAGCTGACTGTATCAAGCATCCGGAAGTCATCATCTGCCAGCCCACAGTCGTACAAATCAACTGCCTTAACAGTCATTTGAGCTGGGGGGAATTGCTGATCATCAAGATAAGCCTGCGCTTTACTCTTGAGGATACTAGACACGTGTACATCGGACCACTCGACTACTTTGGCAATCCATCCGACTTTGTCGAGCATTTCCTGCGATGCAGTCAGGTAAGGCTTGCCGTCATTAACTTCTTCAATGGTTACTCTCGCATCAAGGCCTTCAACATTCTGCGTATCTTCGATGGTCGCTCCGACTGGATAAATTACAGTGAAGTAATCTCGGTATGCAGACTCTTTGTAGTTATCCAAAAGGTTTTCATTTAGCTGGATAACCTGATTTGACGTTCTTGGCGATTTGTTTAGATAGTCTAGATATCGGACACCGTTTTCTTTTCGAATTCTGAGATACCCGCCAAAAGTTTCGAGCAAATCCGTCTTGATCACACTCAATGTGCTTTCGAAATTTGTGTATCGGTAAATACTGTCATTGCTATCGACAACCGTACAAAGTCCAAGCTCAAACCGCTTATTCTCTCCAACTTGTGCATTGTGGAAATTTAACAGCGTTTTGAGATAGTCCTGGATGCTCGTGTCCTGATATTTAGCCTGCAGCTGGATAGAATCGTCTAAAAAAGCAAGCTCGCCTTCACACTCGACCGTCCATCCGGTATCAAAATCTTCTTCGATATCTCGAACCCTTCCAGACCAGATTTCTTCAGAATCTTTGTACACCACAATTTCTTTGGATTCGTCTGTGATGCTTTCCTTCAGCTCTTCAAAGCCTGAATTTTCCGGATAAATCGTAAAAGTCAAAGAGCCGGAAGTGTTGGCCTCCAGCTCTAGTTTCGGATCATTTACATAAATTTCTTGCGAAGCGTCTAAAATGTACGCATTTCCAATTTTAATTTTATACATTACAAACGCTCCTCATCTGTCAAAATATCATATTGATACGGCTCAGCGTCAACCGCGATTGTAACTTCGGCCATGCTGTAGCTGGTCTGCGCAATTGATACGCTCACACGGCCAACCCAATAATGATTCAGATCTAAATCCGTTATAACCTGCAATCTTTGGCCATGAATGGCTAAAATCTCATGGCGAAAATCCTCGTAATCTTTTTGATGTACCGTTTTCCAAAAGCCAAAAGTCAGCTTTGTGTTGTCATAAGTGATATGGCCATACTGCTTTTCGGTCATGTCGATTTTCGTTTTTCGGCCTGGCACAGTGATGTACTTCGTCTGCACCTCAGGACTGTCAACCGAAAAGCTCGACCATTCAAGCTCCCAGTCTCTCGCAGTATGGACATCGCCAAACCAAACGCCAAGTGTTCCCAATTCCATCATCGTCTTGAGTCCTCCTTGGCCAATTCCTGATTAAGCGGCTTTACAACCGCTTTGGCGATTTGGCGGCTGTCCATGTAGTTGTTTACTTGCCAATCAATCTTCGACAACTCCGAGCCAACGGCCGCGGCCAGCTTGTCGTAATCAATTCCGTCATCGGACGCAGTTGCATAAGCATACTGAGGTTGCTGCAGATTAGTCAGCACCCCAACCAAACTATTTGCCACACTCTTTTGAATCATGCTATCCAATGAGCTCACACCTACAACCGCTTCAGGGCCAGCTTCACCTGCTCCAAGTAGACTTCCATTCATCATTCCGAAAATGGTCGGGTTACTCAGAATCTGCCCAAATTCCATAGCCTTTCGATACCAGGAGATGCTGAAGCTTGGAGCACTTGGCGGATTCAGACTAAATTTTCCGCTAATCGATACGTGTGGTAAAGCCAATTTAGGAAGGGACCAAGAAAAATTCATTGCCGAACGCATGGAGCTTACCGCGCTTTTAACGGTACTTACTGCGCTAGAAAATGTACTGGAAATCTTGCTTGAGATGGAGCCTGTCGAACTGCTGACAGTGCTGACAATTGAGCCAAATTGGCTAACCACAGTACCGGACATAGCAGTCATTTTGTTCTGTACAACATTCAGCATCGTAGTATAGCCACTAGTCAGTTTAGACTGCATCGTGCCAACTTTAGTACTCGTGGTACTGCTCATACTGCTCCAGCTTGTGTCTGTACTGGATTTAGCGCTACTCCACTTGCTAGAGATGGTTGAGTAGATTTCCTGGAATTTTGTGCTCAGGTTGCTTTTTACATCGCCAACTTTTGCACTAACTCCGGATTTGATGTTTTCCCATGTACTAGATGTATTCTCTTTGATAGTGCTCCATTTCTCGGAGATACCCTCTTTCACAGACGTGATTTTTTCGTTTACGCCTTCTTTGATGCTAGACCACTTATCAGAGATGGTCTCTTTGATGTTCGACCATGCCTCAGCTGTGTTTTCTTTAATTTCTGACCATTTATCCGAAATAGATTGTTTTAGATC